GTAGTCGAAAAACTAAATGGGCAATTATTTCCACCCCAAAAATTAATAAATGGGTCTGTTGGTGCTGGTGTTGGCGCTGTTGTTGGCGCTGTTGTGAATTGTGATGATCTCTCTTCGGTACCCGTCGGGTGCATCAGATTATGCGGTTTAATCACTTGTCTTGGGGGTCTAGCTGAGTTTTGAGCTATATACCCATATCTTCTAGGCCTAGAAGTTAAAGAGTGAGCAGACTCTTGATTATTCCTAAAGGTTGTAACCTTAGGAACGGGAGTATTAAAAACCGTGTCGTACTCATTGTAGAAATAACTCTGTATTGCGGGGGGGTCGTATGAATAACTATTTCCTATACTAAAGCTTTTGGCATCATCAAATATATCTAAGTTATACGTTATTTGTTGGGTTGCTGCCGGTGTGGTAGCTTTGGCAAAATATGTATTAGGAGTAAGATATATATATGTATTCCCTTTAGGGGCTTGGCTATTTCTCCATAAACATTCTACCTCGCCTATATCTGTGAATTTTGATACAAAAGTATTTGATCCGTCTAAAAAGGTAGGAGTAGTTATAGTAGAAGTAGTAATAAGGGATATGTCGCTAGATATACCATAATACACTATATGGTGTGTTATAACATTGGAACCATCCTGACATCTCTCCGTAGATAAATCTACAACCATACTAGTCTCGGCCGATATTGTCTTAATAAACCGGTTTAACGTATTCATAGATACGTCCGCTCTTATTGATTTACGAGCAAAATATTGAATATAAATAGATTCGTTAGACGTCGTCTTTGCTTGCACCTCTAGTAGTGTGTTGTTTATTCTTTTAAGAACATCATATGGCTTTAAGTTTTCATTCGATAAGCTTATGCAAACCGTAGTCCAATTAATTCCCGCAATAGCATCCTTATTAAAAATGCGGTGTGAAACATCTAATTCAAATCCGGTACGAGACCCGGAATTTATAATGGATTCAAACGATAATGTATCATATCTCCAACTGTCTATGCTATTAAAATTACTAGAAAGGTCAAATGCTGTGTCATAATTGGTAGGAATTTTTTCAGCACTACTGGATAATAAATCAGAATTAGCAAATTTATTGGTCATCATAATACTATCTATATTGTTTGGTATACCAGAGACGGTCGGATAACTGATTAATGGAAACTGTTTAATGGACCCCTCAAAACTGGCATCTTGACAAAATATCCACTTCTTATCTTGTTTAGCCGTCATTTGCATTAAATAGGTCGTATCGAAAATATCTATAGCTGGGTCGCTGGAACATGAAGTGATAGGGCATATCGGGGGGTTATAACAGGTTAGTCCCCCTCTGACCTCATAGTAGTTTGATATTGGTATTGGAGATTCCGTTTTAAAAAATGTCGAGATGTCAGACCGAATAGTTGGTAAATGATATGATAGATCATATGGTATTTTATTAGGATTACTTATTTGAGATATATCTGAGTTGGATGTATGAACTAAATCGTACGTCTTGCGATACTCAAACGAAGCGTCTAATGAATACATATTTAATTCCACCTGATCGGGAAGAGGTTTGTTATTCTCTTTTATATTAAACTTAATACTGGATACTGTAGGTACCTTGTTATTGCTATAATCTATAAAATAATAGGTACTTATATCATGAATAATGCTTGCCTGAAACGGAATCGACCACATAAATGCGAATTTATCATCATATCTATTAGACATATCCGTATGGAAGGATGTATCTGGATATAAATTATTACTCGACTCCCATTTAATACTAGAAGATGGATCTGATATATTAATGCCATAGCCGGAGTTAATACCGAAGCCGGAGTTAATACCGTAGCCGGAGCCAGTATTGTACCCTGATATAGTATTGGACCCATCCGAGATATTATTATTATTAGCATAAGATATGCTAGGATCAAATGCCGCGTCCATATGGTAAAATACAAACATATAACTGACATCTGCGGTGCGGTTCATTGCATTGTCGCTCGACAAATAAGATAGGTCGTAGCTATTATCTAAAGTCAGTAATCCTGTATTGACGTGTTCTAAATAATGTGACATCATATATCCGGATGCACTCGCTACACTAGCATAATATGGATTTTTATGATTTTTACAACTATTATTATAAAAATAATAGCTCGCATCTAATTGAATTAATTTTATGATTATAGAATTATTCGTCCACGTTTGCACTATATGCTTACTGTCATTCGAACACCCCCTTACTACCTCAAAGAGGTTTTGGTTTGGTATAAATGCCTTAAATAATTTATGTAAGGAAGAATTAAAGGACGGTATATAACTCAAGTCATTTATTATATTATTTCTGGTTGTCTCTAATAAGTCACCATTAGCATTTATAATATTACTTACTCCCCATGGAAAAGAGTTATTAACAATGGCACTGGTATCAGAATCTTGTATAGAATAGGACTGCATTTTAAGGGGTGTGCTTTTAAAACTGGTTTTAGTAAATATATCGTCCGGTATAATAATATTCTCCCATCCAGGTATAACGGAACATATTTTGTTGTTGCCTAGTAACATGTTACTACTTTTGGTGCTTATAGATGGAGAAGTATTACACGATCCCTCCTTATATATAAAAGGAGATATGCTAAAACTAAAATCGGATGTTACGTCGCCTTTGGAACTATCTGCCCAAGTCCAGGTGTATTGATCCTTACCAATATTTCCTATATTGGAGGAATCTAACATAAATTGGATATTATAGGATATTTCGGTTATGGACGCGTCCAGGGGGTATGGGGAATATACTACATTATTAGCAAAATAGGTGTTACTGCTATCACTAAATATCATCGTATTGCCTTTTTGATTATACATCAAATCGGTATTGTTTGATATACCATTATAGTGGGATGTAATCCGGTTCGGGTTGTTATAAGTATAGATAGTATTGCCTACATTATAGGATATAGATATGGTATAGACGCCATTGAAAGATGTCTTAATATGATCACTAAAACCAGGTTTCGTATGCTTCAGAATACAATATTGTCCATAATAGTTATTGATTGATTGAAAGAATACTCCGGCGTCGTTTAAATTTGGCGGTGTTCTCTCACTCTTATACCTATAAACAAAGGAATTATTTGATAGTTCGTCCATATAATTTCGGGTTAAGCGAAATCCGTTTTTAGGAGGAGGTGTAGGACCAGGCGGAGGTGTCGGTGTAGGACCAGGCGGAGGTGTCGGTGTAGGACTAGGCGGAGTTGTCGGTTTAGGACTAGGTGCAGGCGGTGGTGTAGGAGCAGGTTCAGAACACTTGGCGCAACCAGCATTAGTAGCCCCCTGTTCATTCCATATAGGTTTAATGTCTAAGGTGACGTTTTCTTCAGATGGATCGCTCTCTAATATGGAAATAGAAGGGGGATTATATCCTATATGACTGGGGTCGCGGTGGGCGCCCTGTTGTTTAAACGTAGGTAACATATCCTCTGTATAAGACACGTCAGCTTGTAAGGTTCTAAGATTAGGGGGTTGATATCCAACGGTATAATTAGAAATATCCGTACTGCCTTGTTCTTCAAACATAGGAATAATATTACCGCTCTTATTATTATTACCAGGTGTACTTTTTACGTCCGAGTGTAACTTAGCAACGGGAGGTGCAAAATATCCGGCCTCGCCTACGACCTCTTTAACCGTTTCATTACTGGGAGTAATCAGATATTTGGTAGCGTTAAATCTAGGATCTAGGATGGGAGGAATTCTACTCGGGCAAGGCATAATATCTTCGTACTCCCAATTAGAATAATTGGTCCATTGATTTCGTTTATAAGCATCGTCCCTCCGGGCAAACCACATCCAGGAAGAAACCAGACCCATTGATTTTAAATCGAGTCTCTCATTTACAGATACACCCTCAAACGTAGTTTCGTGAATGTCGTGCACCAAATACTCTTGGGGTTGTGTAGCAAATAATCTTCTCTCATCTTCTCCTAAAAACACGTACGTAGTAATTAAATGTATATCGGCATTCCAAATGTTGATATGTTTATTAAGGTCGGATGGATTCTGCGTAGGAGTCTGCAGAAAGGTATACATTTCCTGATATGGGTCATTAAAGTTTGGGGCGATCCGAGGAAAGTTTTCATCCGGGTTCTTTACATCTCTTATCGTAAACAACTCATATATTGGACGCAAGGTAACCGTTACCGTTAATTCATTATACTGGAGAGATACCAAGGGAAACGCTTGCTTTGTATTTAAATTAAACCAAGCGTTTAGGGGAATATACAGGGTTCGCCCTCTAATACTAGGCTCCGCACCCCCGGGGCTGGAGTTAGGTACCGCATTCGGGTATCGCCCTCCCCGGTTAAACGCATTAGCCGGATCATTAAATTCTGGTAAATTACCGGTCATTCGGTTTATTAAGTCTTGCTTGGTTGCGGTGAAATCCCTCTCGATCATGGCGGTGAGGTATTCTCCCGAGTATTTTTGAAGCGTTTGTCCTCCTACATTTACTTCAATAGAGTGAATTAATTGGGTACCCAAATGTTTTATCCACTGAAATTCATATGGAATATAGTACTTAGTTTGGCCGGTTTTAGGAACGTTATATGTATGCAGTGGACTCCAAATATGAGGCAGATTAATTCCTAAATACGTATCTGCTACTAAATCGCCATAACGTTTAAACTTGAACGTGAACTGAGATTTATTGGTTAAACTTATCGTTTTTTGACCATCATATTCTAACCTAAATTTTTGCATTCCAAAATTGGTATATTTAGAATAATTTGATTTCCAAAAAGTTTTTGTAGGATTACCCGTTAATATAATATCTTGTTGGCCAACCCCTATTATATTTAATAATCCCCCAGGCATATAATTATAAGTATTATAATTATTTAATACAATAATATATTATAATAGTATGGATGGATGGAGTATGTTAAGTATAGTAGGATTATTGATATTCATGTATATTTTATTGAATTATGTAGGTGGCTCGGCGTCGAGCAAATGTAGCCAGTTTTTGAAGCAAGATAGTTTATATACATTGGGGCCTATTAGGGGTGGAGACATGGTTAAGTCATACTACTATGTAAATACTCCAAACGATAAAGCGAAAGAAAAAACGGAGGCACTTCGTAACAGACCGATAAATGAGTTCTATATTAAGACTGCTTATAATTGTTGTGCTTTAGGTAATTTAAAATATGATTATGTAGATGTATGCGCGTTGAAATATTGTATTAAGCATGGAGCACGCTGTTTAGATTTTGAAATATATTCCATTAAAGACAAACCGGTAGTAGCGGTGTCTTCGGTAGTTAATAATTATGCGAAGGAGTCCTACAATAGTATTCCTTTCGCAGAGGTAATTGATACTATTACTGCTTATGCCTTTTCGAATGGTTATAGTCCAAATCCAACAGATCCGTTATTTATAAATCTACGAATCCGAAGCGTGAATAAGAAGATATATAATGATATGGCTGATATATTATATAGTAAATTAGAGAGAAGAATGTTGGGAAAAGAGTATAGTTACGGGTCGTGTAATGCCATCGCTACAGATGGCGCGCATAAAAACTCGTATATATGTACTAGTTTAGGAGAGGTACCCATTAAAGACCTACAAAATAAAGTGATTATTATGTTACAAGAGGATAATCCTAGCGAATCGGTCGCTACAGAGACCAACTTGTATGAATATGTAAACGTCTCTAATTTAACCGATAATTATCGTATAATGAGAGAAGAGGAAGTGCACGGCACGCATGATTTAGCGAGTTTAGTAAATTATACCTCTAAATATTTATGTTTAACAACCCCCAATTTAAGTAGCCTAGATGATAATCTAGCCGGCAATATTATCCAACGACTGGGAGTCCATTTTATTGGTATGAATTTTCAAAACCGTGACAATAATCTAATTGTATACGAAGAGTTCTTTAAAAATCAAGCATTTGTAAGAAAAGACGTAGAGCAAAAGGTTGGACAAGATTATTTAATAACTCGGCCAATAGTCATTCTTTCCATTTATAAACCAGATGAAACACAAAATCAATGCACCCATCAGTTAGAACTTGCCGGGCAAAAGGGCAAATTAACTTTAATATAACCGGAGCGCTTCACACTACCTACATTCATATATATTATATCATACATATATATATGAATCAATTTGCGGAGAGAGAACTCGAAATATTACGCCGATCCGTAGACCTAGCCGAAAAAACTCAAGGTAAAAAGGTAATAGATTCTCCTGAAATCCAACAAATTATTAAAATAGTAGAACAGTTTTTACGCAAAACGAAATGTATTTGTTACGGGGGTACCGCCATAAACAATATCTTACCCGTTCAGTCACAGTTTTATGACAAGGCCGTTGAAATACCTGATTATGACTTTTATAGCACCTCTGCGCTAAATCATGCCAAACAATTAGCGGACATTTACGTCGCAGAAGGATTTACCGAAGTGGAAGCCAAGGCTGGGATGCATCAAGGCACATATAAAGTATTTGTGAATTTTATTCCAGTAGCAGATATAAGTCAATTAAGTAATGAGATATTTAAAAAAATGAATGCAGAGGCAATAAAAATAGATGGTATATTTTATGCGCCTCCGAATTTTCTCCGAATGGGCATGTATTTAGAGTTGTCTAGGCCAAAGGGAGATGTGAGTCGTTGGGAAAAAGTGTTAAAACGGTTAATATTATTAAATCAGCATTATCCGCTAGTAACAAACCAATGTACCTCTTCTGACTTGCAACGGCGGTTCCATAATAATCAAGATACTATGGAGGATTTATATTCCATTACGTTAAATACCTTCACCTCGCTAGGTTTGATTTTTTTCGGCGGATATGCCAACACCCTGTATTCTAAATACATGCCTAAACGTTTAAGACTTAAATTACAAAATATTCCCGATTTTGACGTCCTAAGTGAGGACCCGAAGCGTTCCGCCACCATCCTAAAAGAGAGATTACTAGAACATAATTACAAAAACATTACCATCACCAAACGAGACAATATTGGAGAGATTGTCGCAAATCATTATGAAGTAAAAGTAGGCAAAGAAACCGTCGCCTTTATTTATAAACCCTTGGCATGTCACTCTTATAATGTCCTCCATATACATGGCACTACCATCAAAATTGCCACTATTGACACCATGTTGAGCTTTTATTTAGCCTTTATCTATTCGAACCGCCCCTATTACGACGATGACCGTATCCTATGCATGGCGCATAAATTATTCGTCGTACAACAAAAAAACCGACTCAAACAAAAAGGCCTACTGAAACGCTTCAGCCTAAAATGCTACGGCGAACAATCCACCCTTGAAAGCATGCGTTTAGAAAAATCTACGAAATATAAAGAATTAGAACGAGGATCCAACGCATTTGAAGAATGGTTCCTCAAATATTCTCCGGGGGATCCCAAATTCAAACAGAAGAAGAAAACGAAATCCAAACGCAAAACGAAACAAAAAACGAAAAAACATAAATAAATAACATACCCAACAGTTAAAACGCCAGTTCCAATCCTTGTTCCTGTATCATCGTCGTATCACATAATCCCCAACAACCCATTAATACCGTCTTCGGTACGGACTCAGGGACATTCCCCCATGTATACATCGGACGCCCCTTAAAATTACAATATATCTCTCTATAAACATACTCATCTATTGGCTCCTTGGTAGATAACAACTCTATATTATAAAAAGTCATGTTATCCAATATAACTAATGTATTTATACGACTGGTAGGCTCTCTATTTGAAGATAATCCCTTCGATATAGCTAACCATTTTGTTGGAGAGATTTTAATGGTATAGGCCGGCGTTAGCGTATGGACGCTTTGATAATTTAATAATAAATCATTGAAAAAGGTGGAGGATATATTATTCCCCATATACTACTTTTATAAATTATTCTTTAGGTTCCTCCATTAAATTCAACACATACATCTGCTGTGCCGGATGCAGCGCACGCATATAAATACCTACACTCACTAATGTCGTTTTCTCTCCCGTCTCTTTATACCTCTTGTGTAGCTTATACATATGCACCTTGTAGTGGTACGGATACGATTTCACCACATTATTATGTAGTATATAACAATCTACATAATATGCATGCAGTTGCTTCACATAATTATTCCATAACGCTTGATAATACCAAATCGTTTCCTCCTCTTCCGCATAATAATTTAAATATTCCGACAGTTTTTCCCCCTTATTTAACTCCAAAAACCGATATAACGGCTTTGACTGATTTCCTCGCAACTGACGCACCTCCTCATAATTAGGATTTCGGTGCTTTTCACGCAACCCCAACTCCGTATTCTTAAATACAATCCCCTGAATCATATAGGGCGTTTTATTAGATGCGTACGTCTCTTTTAATAACCGGATGTCTGTTTTAGTGCAATTCATATTATATAACATGGGAAGCACTAAAGAATGCTCCACTACTAGTTGTTTAGCAAATTCATTCTCTCTTAAAGGAACAACCCTGATATTAGCATGACCCTCCTTATTCTCTATTTCAAATAATTCCACCAAATATACACGGTTCTCCAGTATAGGTGCGACAAGTCTATTATTCCAATGTTGTAACACAAACGAATACACCAATGGGAGATTATTCTCTCCAAGTTTAGGCAACTCGTCTAAATTAAATTCATTCGGTAATGCCTCCAAAAACATATGCCTAAAAGTGGGGGCATCGTTATAAAATCGGTTATTCCCCCCTACACAACTTCGCGTCGCAATTTGCCAATCCAACTTATCCCAAAATAAATTTATCATCGTCCCATCTATAAACTCCTCCGCCAGAATATTAGTATACATATCATCCTGGAATTCTACCGATTTAGACGGTGCAACACAGACAATATCCCCCGAACTATGATCCTGGATAACCGACCGATAATGCATATTTTCAGGAAGTTTTTTTGTATAACGAATTATATTATGATTCCCTTGCCTCGTCGTACTAATATCACATAAGTTATTATTTTTCATTATAGCATAATGAACCATATATAATAAGATATCTATCTCTTTATGTTAGTAATTATATTTAATAATAATTTCTAGTATAAATATAATGGATATACAATTACAGGATCTATTGCAGATTCATTGGAATAAGGTAGAGGACTCTTCACCTAAATATATCGTAGAGTATATCTCTAGTGAAAAGTGGCGAATAATAAACATTGATAATTTAGAGAGAACAACGATACCTATAACAGATGGTGTACCGGAGACAGGAGAGAATAGTATAGTACAAGTAGATATATTAAATAGGTCAGATAAGCTAGGTTACGCTGCACAGAATGATTTGGTTCCAGACGTTTGGGTTCAGATTTCGTTTGATGACGCGGCACCTATTAAAGGTAAAATTTTTGAAAAAGAGGAAGATATGATTGTAGTGAAGTTAGCATTAGATAATACCGCTCTCTTTGATACCCAACATTGGAATATTCCAGATTCCGAAGAAACGGACGGGTTGAATGATTGGGCCATTAGCCCCGACGAAGCCGATACAGACTTACCTATTCGTCGGAGTAGATGGGATGACTCACCTGAAGAAGGACAAACCACTACCGTTTATATTGATTTTAAATACGAGGGTCTACCCGATAATGTAACTATAGAAATAATAGATAATCCCTTGTTAATAAATATTGAACCTACCGCTATAGAAATAAAGGTAAAGGACGCCCCTATAGAGTTTGATATCGACTTTAATCCAACCGATGAAGCTATAGAATTATATCAAGAAGTAGAAGTTCCAGAAGACGAACGACGGTATGATCTAGAAGTTCAGTTGGAAGATTTGTTAGATGATTTACTATCGGAGATTCCAACCGATCAACGCACTAGAGAGAAATTAAATCATCTTAATATAATATTAGATCGGTTCAAAGAACTGAGACATCTATACTCTAATATAGATGATAAAGGTTATATTAGCTCTATCAAAGAACACGGACCGGGGTATAACCCTATATCTTCCGTATTGCAACAACTTAATAAACCACCGTTCTGGTTAATGCCCGTAGTGCAAAATATAAAAAAATTATACGATATTGAAGTAGATTCCATTCCCGATGATGTATTATCAACTAGCTTAAAAGAATATATAGACTCCGAAAATACGTACCAGGAAGAGTACTCGTCTCATCTTACTCAAAATAGATACCTAACTTTATTGCGTAAACAGCAAGTGTTACATAAATCCTATTTATTACCAACCAATGTCTCCCTCGGGGAGCCTGATCCTGAGGAGAAAATGGTCCTAACTATAAATTCTACCTTGCCAGTAGTAATTAATAACGAAATATTAGGAGTAACGGGCAATGCTTCCACCTTTGGTACCAAATTAAAATCTTCTAGCACCTCCGTTCATGCCATACAAAACTCTACCGGCGTGTATTCCCTACCAACTACCTATGTCAGAAATAATGACACCAATATTAAATTACCTAGAAACCGACAATATGTCCTCGAAAAAGATTCGGTCCGTTTAAAAAACTTTCTAAAATTAAATAAATTAGCGATAGCCTATTCTACCCTATATTTACCCTCTACCAATATATATTTGAAAAGTGTTTTAAATGATGAACCACGGTATCTATACCGTTTTTTACAAAATCCAATTACTACAAAACTCATTGATATAGAGCAGGAGAAAGAGGAAGAGGGGTCGGAAGAGGAGGATTCGGAAGAGGAGTCGGAAGAGGGGTCGGAAGAGGAGGATTCGGAAGAGGAGTCGGAAGAGGAGTCGGAAGAGGAGTCGGAAGAGGGCTCCCTAAATAAAACTATCCTATATGAACCATTTTCGGTTCCGGATATAGCGGCATTTATTAAAACGGTGGTTCCAACTAAAAAAGACAAAATAGATTATATTAATGATATGAATCCCGCTCCATTATCAGTATATAGCGCTATTGTGGCATTAGAACCGTTTTTAGTATATTCAAATACGATTAACCATGAAATGATCCTTTCATTGCAACAAATTATAAATGCAAATATAGCTGACTTAAAACTAACGCATCAGGCCAAATTAGATCATCTGGAACAAATGTATAATTATGTAGAGTCTCCCGCCACTGATGTATTAGATAAAACGGTATTTAAGGATATTATTGATAAGGTAGAAGAAATACCAGACTACAAGTTTATTACAACCATGCTGGCGATAGACGGGTGTATGCTGTACACATTATTACTTGTACAACAAAATTTCGCGTTAAATATAAAAAAAGACGTAACCTCCTTTGCGGAGGAATCTCCCAAAGAGACACCCGAGACCGAACCGTTGGACTGTAAAAAATATGAACTAACAAAACAATATATATCAACGGAAGCGTTAGAACTGGATAATGACACGGATATATATTATGATGCACAGTTTGATCCTACTAGGTATGATACTATGGACGTGTATAAAACACAATTAGAATCTATTTCTAAAGATACCGATAAAGAAGCCTTTATCATCCAACATTTACAACAGGATATTGGAATGACGGTGGAACAAGCGAAAGAAGAAGCAACCGCATTATTTAACACTAAACGACTGGTACCCGAAGGAACCTATGCATTATTAATTAGTAAAAATACTTATACCTATTTCAAACGGATAGCTAATGCATGGGTAGAAGATACAAGTATTCCAAAAATACCATTAGAGTCTAATACGATATTTTGCAACATACAACCCAAGTGTTTAATGTTAAAATCAGAGTGTGAAACGGTGAATAATATTAAAATTCCATCGTATATAGATACATTAAAAACGTTTGATGCGGCGGTTGAAACGGAGGTAGAGGCATTTAAAGCAAAGGTATCAAATGATATTACCTATACTACTTACTATTACAACCAGGTGGTATACATAGACAGTGTTAAAAAGTTAAAGAATAATAATATGTATTATAGTTTAGGATTACAATCTGGAGAGAATGTAGCTCCGTCCTCGCCGTATTTAGAATTAATGACGGCGATTATTGGACAAGGAGATTTTGTCAAAAGACAACATGATATAATGAAATTTGTGAAGCTATATACCCGAACAGCGGAAGATGAAGAGAACCCTTTTTTCAGATATTGTTTAAAGACTAGCGAACCGTTAATGCCTACTTTTATGGTAGAGTTGGCGAGCACCTGGATAACCTCTAATAGTACATATATACAAAAACTAGATAGTATTTGTTTTAAACAAGGGAAACTAAGCAATGATGGTGATAGTTGGGTGGATGAGCATAGCGGCTATGTTATTAAAACGATTGAATCTGTTTCAGAGTTTTCCTCTTCTGGACAGGAATTAGTATTATCAAATGACTTGTTTATCGCACCTAAAAAGCATATTGAACTAGACCCGCTACTAGATCAGGTTGTAAATGCTATTGCCAATAAGCTCGGTATTAATATCGAAAAACAAATATCGGATATTAAAACCATATATACCGATTTAATTGAGAATACATCCTTTTTAAAAACTAGTAAAGGATATACGGCGGAAGTAAAAAAAAGAAAAACGAAGCCACCTGCTGATCTTGGTATAGCATATAATAAATATGCTACTGCTCTGAAAATTCGGGCTGCAATAGCAACCTTTATAAGCGTATTACAGACCGCAGTACCTAATTATAGCTCCATTACCAATAATCCTGGATGTGTCAAGGATTTTTCGGGATATCCATTGTCCGTTAAAGAAAATACGGGATGTATTAAATTCATTACGTGTATTGTAAAAACATTGATTAGTGACGGGGAACCATGGAAATATATACGCAGTCAGCGAGAGAATTTAGAAGCAAAAATCATAAAAGATATATCCAAAATAGTACACAATGAAAAATATAAACTATTAAAACGGAAAAAATTAGCCTACATGCAACGTAATCCCATAGAGGAAGTAATTACTAAACCAGCAAATCAATGGGTCCATTTTTTACCACCTCTCACTACTATAGACCAAAAGAGCATAGAACCATGCACTACAAACATGCTAAAGGAAGTTAGCGCCGATATGTATATTGGGAATAAAGAACAATCCAATAAAATAAATATAATAAAAGGAAAAATACAGCTATTTTCCATTAGTGTCCTACAAACCATCTCTAAAGCGATAAGTAAAGAGACTACCTTACTGTCTAATTCATTTAATGAACCATTTATAGAAAACTCCTGCTGCTTAGAAACTCACAATAGCGGAATCCTGTCATATTTATTCGGGGAAAACCTGACCCAAATAACAACAGACCTAACGCATATAACTACGTATGAGAATATTATATTAGATATACACCAATTATCTAAACCCGCCTCTATATCTTTTATAAATACTATTATAGAGCGAACTACGCTGGAACCAGATTATAGTGAAACCATTATTATATTGGCCATTATAAAATATTGCAATTATGAGAATTACAAACCTGTGCCAGAGAACCTACTAGCTATTTGTGGAGATAAACCAGAGAATTATGATAAGTTAGACCAGTTCTCTACTAAAGTAGATAAGATTAAAGCTAATAGAGTACCGCCATTGTCCACAGAGTTATTGTTTAGTATGTTACAGCTTGTGTATAAGAGAGTAGATAATGTTCCGAGAGAAAATATAGAATACGGGCACGCAAATGTATTAGTCGATTATGTTACTCGTTTCGCAAACATACATAATACACCAGCAGATGAAATTATCAATCTATATTTAGAAACCAACTTGGATATCGCCGAGGAATATAACAACGCTATACGAGACAAGAATTTAGAGGTTCAAACGGACATACTAGCTGATGCTCAACTATACTATAATGGTCAGAACAATGTCCCGGATAGCAATGTATTGATTACGAACCAACTGTTTTTAGATATACTAGAAACGATAAATGACGACCTATATTCTGAAAAAGTAGGGATGCTAATAAATCAGCTCGCAACATTTAATATTGAATCCAAACAAAATATCAAGGAGATTATAGCAGATCAAGACATTCGCCAAACAAAATTAAAGAAATTATTTAAAAAGAAGAAAGCTGACGAACCTTGGCCTTTTATAGATGAGTTACTAGATTGGAAAGATAATAATATCTCAAATAATATCAGTTGGTTGCAATATGTGGTTTATAATTTGACGACTATTTTGCCGAATATAATTATAAATAATTACAAATATGAAAATATTAAAATTCCTAAATATTGGAACTTGCATCCCAGTCATGAAATGAAAATTAAAAATTTAGTGTCCTCTGAAGTAACTGGGTCAGAATTTAATCCGTTTATACAGTTTATGAATAAACCTGTATTGGACGCATGGTTTAAAAGGATCCAGCCGTCATTGGAGTATTATTTGGCTCTATCTAAAAGTGTCATTATTAGAGAGACGAATGGCATGTTTGATGAAATGTCCTCAAAAAAATTAGTAGAGTATTGTGTATTGGAAGTATGTAAACTGTACATGAGTGAAACACCCGATGACGGATATAGAGATAGGGTATTATTTATAGCGAATGCTATGGATATGTTTTTACGTACAAAGGACAACATAAATTGGTCCCTAGATGAGATTATATATGATGTTAATAAAAGTAAAGAGACTGAGAAAGAATCCGTCATTCATCGTCTAGAAAGCATGTCTGACGAAGAAAAACAATTAGATAAAGAAATGAAAAATCTGAAATTAGGTCCATGGGCAATCGACCATGTTACAACCTATAATGCGGCAGAGTGGGCAAAGACGGATAATCCGGTAGAATCAACCGCCGATATAGAAGACGCCAATGAGCATGATAATATAGACAACTATCTAGGAGAGAATGGGGATTAATAAAATATAATAAAATATACTATTATATTAATGTTTTCCCGCCGATTTATGAAACAAAATATTATTTCTTTCTCTATAGTCCTATATATAATTATCTATGTGGTATTAAATAAAGCCAAACCCCATTTTTTATACACAAGTACCGGAATATTGCGATCCTTTGGTCTAAACTATAAAAATAAAACAATTTTGCCTATTTGGCTTGTCTCTATCTTCATTGCTATTTTATCCTATATTAGTCTGCTTTATTATATTACTTATCCTAGGATTATTTTTTAAATGATCCTAGCGAACCTAGCGGTTGGGTAAAAAACTTGGGTTTTGCTGGGGCCGCATTATCCTTCTCTTGTAATAGTTTTTGATTAGCATCTGATTTAGCGATTGCTTCTGGAGAAGATGAGATAGGGGCCGATACAATATAATAATAGGTTACCGCAATGGTTAATGAACCAGCCAACATCAGCCACACTCCTTCAGATATAATATCTTTGTATAAATACCATTGTCCGATAGAACTAAATACGGCGTTTACTCTCTCCTCATCGTCGTCAATAAATACCTTATTTTCCTTTAGGTCTTTAAGAAACTGTGGATGATTTGCATAATTCGCTTTAGTTAACACAAAGTGTGGGTCGCTTTTCATATTCCGAAGGGCTAATAGTAAGGCGCTGTCGTCTTTGTGGGCTGGAGTATGAACATCGATTGGGTCCGACGCTATGAAAGGTGTGGAAGATCCATCCTTTAGTATTCCTTTAAATGCTGTGCTAATAGGATTAATAATGTCTGCCACCGCATATCCAATCGTATTGGAGAAGGGGACTTTCCAAGACGGAAACCCCATATTAATGATAAAATAGATAAGCACAAAAATAACCCAAAATACCAAACTGGTCAGCGCCATGGCCGTATCCGAGGTTTTATGAGTGCCTAGAATAATCCACATATTATAAAGGTATTGGGTAAATAGTATCAGGACTAGATAAAACCCCCCAAGCATAAGGTTGTCTCCCATGAGTAATTTAACGCATAAATAAACGCTAGTTATAGCTATAAAAATTATATTTACAGATAATAAACTAGGAACCGTTATATCTTTATCCGCCATTTATATAAATAATCTATAATTTTTTTTACTATTATACATTATTATGGAATATCCGAAACTAATAGAACCAAATATTAAATATTTTACTAAAGCAACCTTAAAACAATGCAAATTAATTAAATACAAGTATTTTAATATTATATTCAATGTTGGTTGTTTGGTGTTATTAGTCGTAATAGGAGGGGGTTTATTAGTATATAAATATAAAGGTAAATTATCTCCTTTAGAAAAAGAGGCAAAGGCCCTCCAACAAAAGAATTATATATTTTCCAAGATTAAACAATATCAAGATATTCGGTTACATAACAATGAGTCTTTAATTACTAATTTGCCGAAATATTAAATTTGTCGAAATATTAAATATAGTAGATAATTATATGGATATAGAGAAATTTTATAAAAATAAAAACAAATATGAAGCCCTCGAATTAAAAGCATTAAAGGACGGCAAAAATGCGAAATGTTTATTTTGTAAAAACCCGGTTGGAATGAAATTTACAGTGGGGGCGACGACCTTATTCGCTGAATGTGGAGCATATGGTTCTACAAAGGGGTGTGATTATAAATTAGAAATAGACAAGGAGGAATACGGACAAATAGACGATGCCATGTTGTCCAAAAAAAACGAAATCGCTACACTAGAAGAAAATATAGTAGTATTGAAATTTAACCATTTATTTAAATTTCAAAATACAGCGCAAACCACTGGCGAATTTGAAATGCTAAAGTCACGGTTAGAAACGATAAAACTGGAATACGCCGCCTTGTTACAACAAAAAAAACGTCCAAATGATAAGCTTATAAGCGATAGCAAAACGGAATTACAGCGAGTGATTAATGATATGAAAAACATAACAAAAGTGAGTGAAATAATAGAGATACAAAATACCACCATACAGAGGTTAGCGTCTGTAATTTCGGAGGAAAGTTACAAGCACAAAGAGGTCATCTCTTCTAATGACGGGTTAAATCATCGGCTATTAACTCAAACGGATACAATTCTCTCTAATGAAATAAAAGTATAAAACATATATATAATGAATTTATTGAAATTCATATCCATTCCGGTATTTATCGTTTCTTTAGCGATAGGTATCTTATTGGTATATTTACAAGTTCCTCAAAATAAATTAGTATATGTCTATCCTACCCCTGATAATCTAGACAAGGTTCAATGGAAAGATGAGGCAGATAATTGTTACACGTGGGAACAACTAGAAGTATCATGCCCTGATAATCCTCAAGATATTCAACCTATCCCTATTCAAAATTAAAGTCTCCAAGTAGTATATGACTAAATTCCATAAATTATTGTATTCCAAATATAGTAATATCATTTTATCGGTTATATTAGGTTTTGGTTTAGCAACCTTATTCAAGGTGACGTGTGATAATAAGTCATGTTATAAATATATAGCGCCGAATACAACAAAAATACAAAAGCATATTTGGGGACATGGATCTAAATGCTATAAATATAAGGCCAAAACCACCCCATGTACCAATAAAAAAACGATAGTTGCGTAATAAATATAGCAAATCGTTCTCTTCTATATTTATCATGTCGTTAGATACAACTAGTATTACCAATTTACCAGTTGCACCTACCTATACTAATTCACCACCTCCTCAAGCATCCCTGCAAACTAATATAAGTATGGATATTTCTGATACTGTGTCGCAAAAGCAACAAGTCCATTCTATCGTTTCTGGAATACAAAAAGCCGCCGCCGCCGGAGCAACCCAATTACCCTCCAGAGATATTCCTATGGATACCCATGGCGTAGTAGTAGATGCTTCCGCCAAACCTAACCACATACCCGAAGCCAACATGACTGACTACATTCAAAATAATGCCACCGCCGCCTCCGCTCTACACCAAAACACCATGAATAACAATAAAAAAGATAATATGGAATACCTATTAGAAAAAGCACAACTCCCCATCCTCGTTAGCCTCCTATTCTGGATATTTAATTTACCCATCGTTAAACGACAATTAATCCGATACTTTAGCTTCTTCTTTAAACCTGATGGCAACTATAACCAGTACGGTTATTTAGGGGTTAGCAGCATCTTTGGTCTCAGTTATGCGGGTCTACTCTATGTCCTTGAAATTACTAAACGGTAAGCGGTGGGGATGGCCGATTATTTTTTGCGTCTGCGTCGGGTTTTGGTTCGTTTACGCCGCCGGGTGCGCCTCGTGCGCTTTTTACGTTTGGATTTTCTTTTTGGTTTTGGTTTTCTATTACCACCTTGCGTTTGCTTCAATCGATTTGTAAGCCGGGTCATATTTGTATCAACAAGCTTATTCCACGGGGGCGATGTGCGGCATCCACCAGACCCCAACTGTCGCATATCCGTTACCCAGTTGGTCATGGAATCGCTGGTTAATTTATACCTCATTTTTCCTTCTGACACTAGTAACTGTTTATCAAGGGATAGACCTACAAAATCTATTGCAACTGAACCCCTTGTGTCCACCCCTAATCGCTTATAAATGCCTTCAGCGGCTCGCGCCGGCTCGCCTGTAAAATTGTCTAATTTAAAATCCTCGATATTTGCCCGTATAACCACCAATAATAGTAAATTAAATAATAATTGTCCCGTTTTGTTTCCTATCGATGAATAAATACCTTGCTCTGATCCGTCTTTCGTATAATCTTTTGTGGACTCCCTGTCAAAGACTGCGCTCGCATTGGCCACCTCGCCCTTAGAACTGTCATCGATAGTAAATTTTACATATATCCCATTAGGAGGGGCTGTCACCTCCAGTCGTAATGTATGGTTTTCGTCTAATATCTCACACGTATTTACCTCCTTAACTATCTCTTCAGCGATGGGCTTTATTTCATGGAATATGGTACTCTCTATTTTTCGGCCGTTACCATGACCGTTGCTGTCAGCAGCAGCAGCATACGCATTAGCAGCAGCAGCATTAGCAGCAGGCATCTTGGAAATGGTAGGTGTAATCGTTCTCTGAGTGACCACGTTCTTGTAGAGGGCTCCGCCGGCAAGCGACCCCCAGTCGTTCTTATCTGTGGTCTCTGCCTCTTCGTGAGTTCTCGTACTCATTACATTAACAAAACATAATAATCCTACAAAGACGGGATTTGAGCGGCGATACTATTATATAACTGGATACCTTGTGCAGCAGCTCTTATCAAACTCTCCCGCACCATATTCTTGTCTGTCGGGTCCTTAAATGCTAGACGAATAATACTATCATCATCGTGGGGATGCTCCTTTTTAAATCCAACATAGGTCACACTCGGGTCTGCTACCTCAAAATACATACTATATAATAGATATTCTAATACTTTCCCTAAAGTATAATCCTCATTTTGTAGGGTAATGTCGTAGCAGTGTTTGATAGTAGAGAGGCTTTCCTTTATGGGTGAGTCGGTGTTTTGCGTAATGGCGGTTAATTTATCAATCATTTTTTGTATAGCGAGGTTGAGCAATCGTTTATTGCTAGAAACTCCGATGGTTTCAATGGTAAAGTCGTATGAATTGGGAATATAATGTCTTTTTGCATCAAGTAAGAACCAGTTTTCCTTTGTATTTGTTGGGTCGCCCGTGTCCTTGCTAGATTTGTCTATTTCAGACCATGCTTGTTCGGCCTTTGACTTATCTAGGGTATTTTCATAGGTTGCTTTAGAGACTGCGTTATACATGGAATTGTGCTTTGCGTTTGAAATAGACATATCACACGTAAATTCAATTTCTTCCCCTGGAATGGTATTCGCTAATTGGGGTCTAAGTCGTAAAATATCGATATAATAGCCGTGTTCATCGGGAGGAAATATAATGTCGCGGTTTGCTTTGTCCATTTGTGCGCCGGTGGTTTTATGGACTAATTCTAAATCTTCGCTAGTTACAAACATCATTTGGTCGCTATTATTTATTTTTTTACATTGGATTTGATATGTTTGCCATATTGGTTGGGAAGACACATTATCTGCGTCGTCTTCTTCTTGCTTACCATCAGGTTGGTCTTCAACGGTGGGCGCAATATGAATTGGTACGGAGCTGATACGTTGTTTGAGCATTTCATTGGTAAACCTGGTATTATTAATCGTGATATTACATTTATTCTCATCGTGTGGATAGGAGATAACTACTACCATAGCGATCTCACTTAAAAGTATTCTCCTCAGTGAGTTAGCTACACTAACATGAACGGGGCTCAGGCGAAAACTAAGCGTGGATGGTTGATCGTTAAGAATCTCAATGTTAGTCATTATGAATGGATATAATATATATATTTTAAATCAATTTTAAGTTAAAAAAAAATCATTTATAATATACTATAATATGAGTAGTATTCTTTATTACAGTAATATGTGTGATAATTGTAAGGCATTATTACAGGATATTAAACATAATAATTTAGGACCTGATATACATTATATATGTATTGATCGGCGGGTCTCCAAAAACGGTGAAACATATGTACTCTTAGAAAACCAACAAGAATTATTATTGCCGAGTTTGGTGACCAAGGTACCAGCGTTATTATTATTAAATGATAATTATAAAATAGTGTTTGGCAATGAAATTAAAGCCCGGTTACAACCTAAACAGCAAACCTACAAACAGGTAGTGAATCCAGTTAATAATGAGCCGTCCGCTTTTTCGTTGGATTCAATGGGGGATATCGTTTCAGATACGTTTAGTTTTTTGGATCAAGATTCGGATGAATTATCTGCAAAGGGTTCTGGTGGATTGCGTCAGATACATCAATATAGTACATTAACTCAATATGATAAAATAGAGACTCCAGAAGAAACCTATGAGGCAAATACCATAGGAAATCAAGGAATTGATATGGATAAACTCCAAACGGAGAGAAATTCGGAACTGAAAATGGGTTAAGAATGTATTTAAAAATACGTTATTTTATATTTATATATATGACTAAATCAACTTATTTAGTGACATTTAATAGCCAGTTAGATGAATTTATAAAAGATGTTAAAATAGTATTAGCAGATCATTATGAGGTTATTATGGCATGTCATGCGATGACTGCATTAAAACTTATAAGCAAGACCCTTATAATGAATGTATGGTACGAAAGAATTACCTCCGTATACATGGATAAAATTAATGATAAAGATTATCAGTTCTTTTTAGAAAAAGATTATGCGGATGACTTGAAAGGGAATGGGTATGCCACACAAATTTCAGCGGGCATTAATAAAATAAGAAATCATTTGAGAGAGTTGGATGATACCTCCAAAGAAACGGTCCTTAAATATGTGGAAAATTTATGTCGTTTAAGTAAATTACATTTTGAGGAACAAATATATAATGATGCTCCAAATACTTAAAAATGTAGTATATAAGTAGTATAATGGATATAGATTTTCAGAAGATAGTGACGGATTTTAAAAAGGATATCATTAGGAGTTTCCCCGAGTATATAGAGGTATTAGAGACCGTGTCGACAGAGGAAGAAGGGTTAATAACCCTAAAAGAGTATTGTAAAACGGTGTATCCCGAGAGATTTTTTGATATTTTATACCAAAATAATGAAATCTTTTTGGACGATTCTTTAAATACTTGTTTTCTGCCGGGGGTGGACTTTAAGGATATTTGGAAGGAGGATATTACGGACACGACGAAAGAGACTATTTGGAAGTATTTGCAATTAATCTTATTTAATATTGTGGGTGATATAGATAAGAAATCGTCTTTTGGGGATACTACGAAATTATTTGAGGCGATAAAGGAGGATGAGTTACAGAGTAAATTAAAGGATACGATGGAGCAGATGCGAAGTATGTTTGACCTGTCGGGACAGGATTTGTCGGGTGTGGACATGTCGGGTTGTAGTATGGGAGATTTACCAAATCCAGAGGATATTCAGGATCATATTAGTGGTATATTAGATGGAAAATTAGGTCGTTTAGCGAAGGAGATTGCGGAAGAAACGGCGGAGGAGTTAGATATCAAGGATGCTACAAAGGTGGATGATATTTTTAAAAAATTATTCACGAATCCGAAGCAGTTGATGGATTTAGTAAAGAATGTGGGTTCCAAGCTGGACAGTAAATTAAAGAGTGGAGATTTAAAGGAGTCTGAATTAATGGCGGAGGCAGCAGAACTAGTAGAAAAGATGAAAGATATACCGGGTATGGGTAATTTCAAGGATATGATGGGGAATATGGGTGGAGGTGGAGGAGCGAGTGGCTTTCAACAAAAGATGAAGCAACAAATGCATAGGATGCAAATGAGAGAGAGAATGAATAAGAAGAAGGAGGCAGCTGAGGCGAATGGCCCGAATGGGGAGGCGGGTGAAGGAGCTTCCATGGAGGAAGCATTAGCAACAGCGCAAGAATCCGCAGATAAAATGATGAGAGAATTATTAGAGATGGATACGTCACATCCGAAAAAGAAAAAGAGAAGAAAAAAGAAAAAGGCTAAACATTAAAAATATATTATAATGCATTTGAAAGATATCGGATCGTGTTTACAACATAGTGTTACTATTACGGATGGATCGGGCATAGTAGACGTGTTGTACTTTGATGGAGAGATGTTTAGTTTAAGTTGTGTTGATAAGGGATTTACCTATAGGGCATTGGACGGCACTCTCTTTCATACTACTAATCATACTATTACAGAAAGTGATCACAGTGACACGCATGGTAATATACATTATGTTGCTACGCGTGTTGGTGACCCACCAGGATGTGTAGGATCTTACTGTCAGTATTCCTGTGATGGCCTTGGTCATACCTGCTGCGAATCGCCCGCCAGTCAGTCCTACGAATGTAAGTCGCCAGGAGATAATGGAATGTGGTGCCGAGAGGGCAATCAGTGTCCCGGCTATCGCGAGCGCGGCGAGAAGGCGCTCGCTTACGGCAACGACGGCATCAAGCAGCAGTGCGGGTTCAGTGCGGGTTCGCACTGGAATTGCTATGAATGTGCCTTCCACTGTAGTCCGCCGACGCCAGCGCCGACACCAGTGCCCGATTGTCATAAGTGTCTGCCACAAGGGAGTTCTACTTGCGAGGATGCTTGCAGAAAGGCATTTAATGGCGACAAAACAATGACTGGGAAGTGTGCGGTTCCGGGTTCTGAAAATCCTAAAGAATGCTGCGCATGTTACAAGAAGCCGACACCAGCGCCGACACCAGTGCCAGACCCGATTGTCACTTGTTGGTTTTGCAGTACGGAGCATGGCGATGCTTACTGCGCGTCGACCCAGAGCAGACAGAGTGAGTGCCTCAGCGACAAATTTGGGGGCTTCCTCTATAAGGATGACTGCACCCGTGTCTACTGGAATAAATCGAAGAATGAAATTGACCCGCTGTGCCGGATACAGCCAACGTGATGCTATAGATGGATACGTCACAGCCTAAAAAGAAAAATAGAAGAAAAAAGAAAAAGTCTAAACATTAAATATGGATAGGTCAGACCTAAAATCATATGTTATAAATCTTACGTCTAATACGGAAAGATTTAAACAGTTTAAGAAGGAGTATAATGTTCATATAAAAAAATTATTAGGTCCAGTAGAACGGTTTGATGCTATAGATGGATACAACGTTTCCATTCCAGAATATTGGAATTCGGTTACTTATAAGGAGTTTTTCCCCGATGTAAGTATCCAGGGGGCATACGGTTGTTATATGTCACATTATACTATATTACAAGACTTTGTAAATAGTAATTTAGAGGTAATAATAATATATGAAGATGACGCATCATTTATAGATAATTTTGAAGAAAAATATAAACTATTTATGAATAATGTTCCATTAGATTGGGATGCATTATATTTAGGTTATACTACTAATAGTGATCCATTTTGTATAAATAAATATTGTTATAAGGTGGGATATAATGGTGTAAATACTACCATTTCATATATAATTAATAAAAACGGTGCAATAAAATTCCTAGATAAATTAGATAAAATAAAATTAAAGGATGATTTTACGAGACGTGAACCAATTGATTGTCAATATAGCCGATTTATGCATGATATGAATGTATATATACCTATAGAATCACTAGTTATTCCTGGAAAATATGGTGCAAAAGAATACTCTTCGGTATATGTATAATATACCGCAGATTAAAAATATAGTATAAATATAAATATGGATAAGGTATTTTGGGTAAATGATCCTAATGTATTGGTTACTAGTTTTAGTATATGGCCTATGCCTCATATGAATAAAGATGCCAAATTTAATGCCATCTCTCGTCTGATACTGATATTGACTGGAGTTGGAGTGTTTCTAACCCGGTCTCTCAATCTATTAATTACAGGGGTAATTACTTTAGCAGTTATTGCCTTTTTATATTATGCCAAAGACAAAACACCAGAAGTAAAAGAGAGTTTCACTAACTCATGCTCTGGTCCTCTCTATAAAAGTGTGCCAGATAATCCCCTCAGTAATGTGCAATTACCGGAAATTCAATTTAATCCAACGAGAGATAAGGCGCCTCTAGCCGCCACGAAAAAACAAGAAAAAACCATTAATCAAAATACCAAAGAAATGATCATTAATACCAGTTTTAAGGATGATCCTGAATTAGGTAAAAAGTTATTCAAAGATGTAGGAGATGAAATAAATTTCGATAGGAGTATGTTAAATTTCCATACGACGGCGAATACTACGATTCCCAATGACCAGAAAGGGTTTGCAGAATTTTGTTATGGAGATATGCCGTCGTGTAAGGATGGGTCGGCAATGGCGTGTGAAAAAGGTGCATTTAAATATATTCCAGGATAAATAAATCTTCCCGGATAAATAAATATATATATTTTATATAATGACATCGGTTAGTAATTATGCATTTCATAATATGGCTCGGATCGGAAATGACAATTGTGATACGACAGAGAGAAATTTGCAAAATAATCATCAATCGGCCTGGTCGTTAACCAATAATTTTGCGACGGATTGCAATATGAAGCGAGGGATAGATTTTGCTTTATCTGCTCCGGCAATTAATTTCACGGGGTCTCATCAAGTAGGAGTTGGCGGGTGTAATATAGATACTAATTCAGGGCTTAAAATAGACCCTATAAGCAGACCCCCATGTCGGATTAGTTTATTCCAGCGGCCGTTCGCAACGGTCCCTTATTTAGGAAGAGGGGCGGTAGACCCCACGATGGAATCAGCAATCATGCAAGGAGATCAAATATCGAATCGTAAAACAGTCACGAGTTATTCAGAAAAGTCCTTTTTAAAGCATCAATATACTCCGATGCTTCCATCTTTAGCGAATAGTATAAGTAATCCGGCAAATTTAGTGGAAGGTGTTGCCGCAAGTGGGTGGATTCGGGGAGGAATACCCTCCAGAGATCTTATACGGGATGAAGAAGATGGTAAATTACACTCACAAAAACCATCTTCAATATAAGTATAAATACAGTTTATACATCCATATTATGTACCAATATAATATAGATATTAGTTATAAGGACGACGAGTCCTATCAAGCGGCGTTTCTGTCTCTCTTTGATCTAAAGGAGTTTGATAATGATGTTATTCAAGAAACGGTGGATGAATTATATGAGACAATTAAACATGATAAGGACTGGATGAATTTATTAAGAGAGACGACTGGAAAACATTTATTGTCTTATGAGGTAGATCCGGTTCTAGGTATTACTATCTTATTATCGTATGACTATTTGGATGTGTTTCATGTTGCCATACAACAGCATCATTTAAAGACCCTGCTTTCTCTCGAATCAATACACAAAGAACTAGAGAAAAAATAATATCTCTATATTAAATATGACTTCTACCCGAAATCATAATACACCAGGGAACTATAAGATGCAAACTAATATTAATACCGATATGTTTCAGACGTATATTTACAAACATGGGGCATTAGGTACGCCTTACTTATCTGCTTTGCCAGATGGCGGGTCGGCGCCACCAAGTAGGATGGATAGGAATCGGTTATCAAAGAACCCGATTGAGATTGAATCGCAACTATTTGGGATAGGTAGTAGTAATTTAGTAAATGGGTATACACCGCCCTTAGCAACTATTAATCATTTAAAGGATGTGAGTTTTTTTGATAGGAATAAGATAATAATGCCTAGTGCTTTGGTGGTGGACAAAGCGCAAAGAGCATTGCCATTATAAATATAATGTGTATATAATATAATGTCTTTAACTAATATTAGGAATGACAAGGCCAGATTAGAGAAAGAGATGCAAATAATGACAGAAGAAGGGAGATATATGTTGAATGTGCCCGGACCTGGAAATTTTACGGGGTTTGAGGAAGATCCCCATATTAGATTACAAAAATGGGGGGCTAATTTACGCAACAATACGATTAATGTAGAGAGCGATTTAATGGGCATGACACGATCTTTAACGAGAGATTGCGCAGAGAACAATAATTACACTACAAAATCGGCGTCATCCTCGGGATTACACTATAAAACGAACCATCCATATGTAGAACAGTCCCGGGCAACTGCACCCGCCTGGATATTTAGAGAGCTACCGAATAATAGATGGAATTATTTACCATTAGACCCTCAAGCGAATGTTGAGAAATCCTTCTATAACAACATTAGTACCCGGATTATAGAAAAAGATAATTATGATTCTTGTAAAGTTTAGCAATATATTATATCATTTATAATATATATGGATGCCCTAGTTGTAGCACTAGTCGGATTAGGTGGCTTATATGTTATCTCTGAAGAGAAAAAAAAGAGAGAAGGGTTTACCGACCAAATACAACCCCAAACCTTTCCCATATTTGACCCTGCTGTACACAAATCGGATGATGACTATATACAAAAGTACGACAACCCAAATCAAACTACCGACAAGTTTTTGAAAAAGAACAATGCTCCCAATGAAATAGTAATGGCAGATCCAGTAATAAATTCGACGGACATGAGTACTTTCAAGCATAATAATATGGTTCCCTTCTTTGGCAGCAGTATAACAGGAATGAGTATAGAAAATAATTCCCAAACGTTGTTAGATAGTTATACTGGGGCAGGTAGTCAAGATAATAGTAAGACGGAGCAAGCCCCATTATTTAAACCAGAAGACAATGTCCAATGGGCGCATGGAGCGCCAGATTCAAGCGACTTCTTTAAAGATCGGCAGGTGCTAGGCAACGCACATAATAATACAAAACCATGGCAAGAACAGCAGGTCGGCCCGGGATTAGGGCAAGGGTATTCGGCGACGGGATCAGGAGGGTTTAATTCTGGAATGGAAGATCGTGCCGATTGGTTGCCTAAAACAGTAGATCAGTTACGCGTGGATACAAATCCAAGAACGGTAGGAATATTAACCGGTTTAGAGGGTCCAGCCCAATCTAAGATTACCAATTCGGGTATTGAAGGCACTATAGAGAAAAATAGGCCGAATACCGATTATGTATTGGGACCAGAGAGGTTTTTTACTACCACCGGGGCGGAAATAGCGCCCACCTCTCACTCAACGCAAATGATGGGGCATGTGAATCGCCCTGAAACGAATGCAGAACATTATGGTATAGGAGGTACTATCAATAACCAGAAACAAAAGGCGCCCGAAAAATATAGCGCTCTAGCAAAAAATCCACAACATTGTAGTGACTATATTGGAAACGCATATATCAACGGTGCTCACGCCACTACTACTAATGATAATAATGTAGGATCTTATTATGCCGCACCAAATAACCGGGTCACTACTAAAAATGCCACGGAATTTGGAATAGTCGGTAGCATTATAGGGTCAGTAATGGCTCCAGTATTAGATATCCTTCGTCCGTCTCGCAAAGAAAATGTGATAGGAAATCTGAGAGAATCAGGGAATGTGCAGCAGCATGTTGGGGGATATTATGTGATTAATCCCGGAGACCGACCAAAAACTACCATAAAAGAAATGACTACTGGGGAAGGTAACCATATTAATGTTCAGGCGCAGAGAGAGGGTATTGGAGCCTATAAAGTTACGGACTATCAACCAACGGTTAATCAGAGGGACACTACCAATACTAGTGAATATGGCAACCCGAACTCTAACGTTCAAGGTCTGACTCAAATGGAGTCGTATATTCAGCAACGCAATAATGTTAATAAAGTTCAAACCGAACATACCCCCTCTGGTAGTGAAAACCTTTTTAATGGCAATATAAATGCTGAATTGTGTACCAACCGAGGCGTATGCAATACGAGAGGCTTAGCCCCTACCGCATTTTCTTCCTCCCCTAGCGTGAATACTTTAGGCAATATGAATACCGCCACCTATAAACAATCTCAACCTGATACAAATCGTATCGATTCCTCCATGTTAGACGCGTTTAAAAAGAACCCCTACACACATAGTTTGCAAACCTATTAAAAGGTAATTATATGTATGTATAAATGGATATACACACTACTATTAAAGACAAATTAGACTCTTTTATACAGTCCGGGTCGTTGCCTAATCTGATCCTTTTTGGACCATCTGGCTCAGGAAAACGAGTATTGGTAAATGATTATATATACCAGATATATAAGACCCCCCAACAAATAGAGACGTCTGTTCTTACCGCGAATTGTGGCTATGGAAAGGGTATAACCTTTATAAGAGATGAAGTAAAGCATTTCGCTAAAACCACTAATATTTCTAAATCGGTAAAAACGGTCCTACTATATAACGCAGATAAATTAACGATCGACGCGCAATCTGCAATGCGTCGGTGCATTGAAATATTTAGTAAAACAACTAGGTTTATTTTAGTAGTAGAAAATAGAGATTTATTATTAAAACCCATATTGTCTAGGTTTAATCAAATATATGTACCTTTACCAATGATCAATAATGTAATCACCAACCTATATGAACGGCAACATATTATCACACACGAATACATTGATAAACGACAACAATATCTAAATAATACAATTAATAAAATACCTAAAAAAATGAAGTTAGAAAAGATATTTGCAGTATCCGATACGTTATATAATAAAGGATACTCTGCTCTAGATGTGGAAACCGCCTTAACAGAACGAAACATGAACCCTCTGGATAAATACAAAATATTACTCGCCTTTCATACTATTTGTCCGGAATTTCGGTCCGAATTATTTTTAATTCGGATGCTGTTATTATTATATTATTTTCGTTCCACGGTTAAAATAGAAAATATGTTACTATTTTAAACATGGACGATTTTAATTTAGGCAATTTGAATGAAGCTAGAAATGAATGGTCCGCGCGATTAGTAAATATTGTAAATCCTCAGATTATTGATGGATTTAACTCCATGTTTAAAGAAGCTTACGAATTATGTGTCGAAAATGAAGAAGACGAAAAATACCTAATGACTTTTCAAAACTTTTT